TCCTGGAGCGCCTTGGCGTCCAGGGTCTCGCCCAGCGCGTTTTCTCCTGTCTTCAGCTCCCGGTTGATCTGGTCGAGCCGGCGCTGCGCCTCGGTGTACTTGTCGGCCTCCGGGCCAAGCCGGCGCAAAAGGGCCAACTCCTCCTGGAGCGAAACAAGTTTCTCCGCCCAACGCTTGCTTTCGGAGTGGCCACTGCCGCCGAGGCTCAGGGGGTCGTTGGGGTTTCCTTTACCGCCGTTTCTGATACTATCCGCAGCGTCCAGCATATCCTGCGCAGTTTTTTGCTTATGCTGCGCCAGCAGTTCGTCTTGATCCAGGAGATGTTTTTGGATGGCAATGGCCGTGACTTGCAGCAGAGACATCGCCATGTCGTGCCGTAGCGTCAGCCGTTCAATGACGCTGCTTTGCTTCATCGCCGCGGCGTCTCTGCCAGGGCTGGCGGGGCGGGCAAGAATTTCGGCAAGCCGTGCCTGCGCGCCCTCCAACTCCTTCTGAGTCTGGATGGCGTTACCTTGCAGGTCTCTCAGAGTCTTTTGGTGGGCAGCTTCTCTGTCAACTGCGTCCTCAGCCTCGCTTTGGCTAAGTCCCTGCTTGCGCTTGGCCAGTACTTCCGCCAACCGGGCGTTTTCCTTTTCTATTTGCGCTATCACCCCGGCGGCGTCATCGGCCACTTTTTCCAAGCCGCTACGTCCGTCGTGTGTCAGAGCCTTCCATGCCAGGTACGCAACCCCGGCGGCAACAAGAGCAGGCACCAGACCCAAGAAAGCGTTTCCGATGCCGGACAGCACCTTGGTAAGCCCGCCCGAGGCGCTCGCGGCACCCGCAGCGGCCCCCCCTGCCGCAGCCAGGCCCTTGGCCGCGGCAGGGGTTGCGCTGGCCAGTCCTGTGGCAGCGCCTGTCAGCCCCGTCATCGTTTTATTCGTGTTTGCCGCAGACAGCCCCAGCGCCCCGACCACTGCATCGACCGCCTGGGCGCCTTTGGCGTTAAGGGCCATGATCGCGGCTCCCCCCGCCATAGCCGCCTTGTACCCCGCATAGGCCCCCGCCACCTTGGCTATAAGCCCAGCGTGATCGACAAGTACCTTGGCAAGCCGTACCAAGTCTGTTGTGATCTTGGCCAGCCCGTCCTTGAATTCCTTGTCGTTGACGAGGGCCAATAGCGCCTTCACAAAGTCGTCGATGGCCGGTTTGGCCGTTTGAAACGCCTCGAAGAAATCTTTTTGCAGCGTGGCACCAACCACCTTGAATTGCTCAGAGGTAGACTGGCTCATCTTGGCCGCCTTCAGTGTCGCGTACCCCTCAGCGTTGTCGAGATCGTCTTTCAGCTTGTCGAGCATGCTGGCCACGCCCGTGCCCGTCTTGCGCGCCTGCTCATCCAGCGCAGCCAGCCAAGCGGCCATGACCTTGCCTCCGCGCTCGTTGGACAGCAGGTTGATGAACTGGTTTTTCGCCATCTCCCCCATGTCCTTGGTCTTCTCGACGATCTGCTTCATGATGTCGATGGGCGCCTTGAGTTGTTTGGTGGACACGTCGTACAGCGTGATCCCAAGCTTATGCATCGCCTCCTGCGCATGCTTACCGCCGTTGACAAGGCCGGAGTAAAACTGCCGCAGCGCCGTGCCGGCGGCCTGACCGCGGATGCCGATCTGCCCCAATAGGCCCAGGCTCGTGGCCGCGTCGTTGATGTTGACCTTGAATTGCTGGGCCACGGACGACGCCGTGCGAAACGACGCGGCCATGTCGCTCACATTCACCATCGTGCTGGCGGCGGTCTTGCCAATCACGTCCGCCACGATGGACATCTGGTGCGCCTCGAATCCGAATGCGGTGCTGATGGCCACAAGCTGCTCGGTGGCTTTTTCCAGCGGCTCGCCGGAAATCTTGGTGAAGTCCAGCGCCGTGGGCAGCACCTTAAGGCTCTTTTGGGCATCCAGGCCGGCCAGCGCCAGCACCTTCAAGCCATCGGCCACTTCCTTGGGGCCGTAGGTGCTGGCGCCGCTGAAGTCAAGCACCGCCTGCGTCAAAACCTTCATCTCGCCGGCGCTGTAGTCCGCCAGCGCCGCCATGTCGGTGAGCACCTTGTCCACTTCCATGCCCTGGCGCACGACCGAGTTCACGGCGTTGGAGACCGCCGCGCCGGCCAGCAGCGGAAGCACATTGCCCCAGGTCAGCCACATGGCGCCAAAGCCCGACGCCAGGCCCCGATAGGCGGAGTGCAGGTCTTTGGAGACGGCGGTGTGGCTCCTGAAAGCGTCGTTGAGGCCGCCGGCGCCGGTCAGGCTTTGACCAAGCCGGCCCACCGCCGCCCGCGCCGCCTCGGCGGAAGCGGTCAAGCCCCCGCCGGCGCCGCCCACCACGGCGGCGCTGTCCATAATGCCCACGCCAGGGAGGCTTGTCAGCGAGGACACCGGCCCCATCGTAGGCACCGCCGCACCCGCCGCCCTGGCGGAAAGCAACTGCACCGCGTTCAACTGCGCCTTGCTGGCCGCAAGTGCTTTGGTAACGTTGGCCTCCTGCGCCAGAACCTGGGTAAGTTCCTTGGCCAGGACGATCTCGTCGCCCGTGCCCTTGACGATACTGGCCTGAAGCGTCTGCGCCGTCTTCCTGACGGCGATCAGATCGGCCTCAAGTGTGGCGTGCCGGGCCAGCGACTGCTCCCCGGCCACAAAGCTTGCAGCCCACGCCTCGGTGGCCTTGCCCTCGGCCAGCAGCGTCTCAATGGCCTTGATCCTGTGCCCCGTCACCTCCTGATACGCGATGGCCTGCTTGAGGGCGGCAGCGGCATCAGCGGCCTTGGCCTCGGCGGCCTGGGCCGCGGCGGCGGTCTGTGCCGCAGCAGCCTGTGCCACCGCAGCGGCTTGTTCCTTGGCGGCCTGGGCGGCTGCCTGCGTAGCCTGCTTTAACTCGGCGTTGAGGACGGTTTGCATCTCCAGCGCCCGCGTGGCCGCGATGCGGGTGGCCGCCAGGCGCTCTTCGGCTTGGCGTTGCAGTTCGGTGATGACGGTCTGGTTCTCTGTGGCCACCACCCCGGCCTTGACGGCCAGGGTCTCGGCACGGTTGGCTTCGACCAAGGCTTTCTTGGCTGCCGACTTGTAGGCGTCCATGTCCAGTTGCGCGGCACCCCGCGCCAGGTCCGCCTCCTTGACCTTCCCCTCTGCGACCAGCAACTGGACCAGTTGCAGCGAAGCCTTGGCCTCCAGCTTGCGCTCGGCCACCAGGGCGCTGAACGCTTCAGATTCTGCCAAGGCCATCTCGATGCGCTTGGCGCGCGTAGTGGCCTCAGCCGCGGCAGCTTCCGTGGCCGCCCCGGTGGCCTGCACCACCTTGGCGGTGGCTGCCACGGTGGCCTCGGCGGCGGTCACGGCGCTGGCCGCCGCCGCTTGGTGCGCCGCGCCCAGAGTGCCCACCGTGTTGCGCAGCCCCTCAAACTCCGTCTGGAGCATCGCCAGCCTGCCGCGCAACGGGCCGTCCAGCTTGCCTCCGGCCTGCGACACATTGTTGATGCCGGCAAGCACCTTCTCCAGCGCCGGAACCAGCTTGGCCTGAATGTCCGCAGCCGCCCCCTGCGCGCCGGAGGCCAGCGCCTGCCTGATCTTGCCACCGGTGGTGTGCGCCTCATTGACCAGCGCGCGCAGGGTTTCCATCGTCTTGTCAAGCCCGCGCAGATCCCCTTTGGCCAGCTTGGCGGTAATCGGCTCCGTATCCGCAATGAGCTTGCGGATTTTTTGCAGCGTCGCCAGCGCCTCATCGACGCCCCCGGTCACGCCGGAGGCGTCAAGCTGAATCGTGAGTTCGGAACCGCCGCTCATGTTGTTGTTCTTGTTGTGAGAGCCAACCCATACTGAATGAAAACGGCGGAAATGGCAACCCCCGCCGCTTCGTCACACCTGCCCGCGCGGCCCCGTCATGGTCGCCGGCCCCCTCGCTGCGGGCCTCGCGTCTTGTCTTGCGCCTTGGCGCGGGCCTCGCGGTTATCCAGCGTGTATTGCAGGTACGCGCCGTCCAGCTTTTGCATGAGGTGCAGAAACCAACGCCTGCACGCTGGTTCCTCGGCCACGCAGGTCAGCCTGCAATACGCCTCGATCTCGGAGACTGCCAGCGGGTTGGGGCCGCTCATGTGGTAGCTGCGCGCAGCCGTCAGCGACTGGAAAGCGTCAATGAAGACGCGATCCCCAGGCTCCAACTCGGGGCGGTTGCGCAGAAAGGCCGGCATAGGCCCGCTCTGCGCCCCACTCGTCCAGGCTTGCAGCAGCTTGCCGTGCCGCAGGTACCACAGCAGGTACTCGCTCAGGCGTTTCCCTGCTCCTCCTGCTCGGCCACCAGGTAGCCGGCCATTTCATCGGAGATGGCGCCAATGCGCGTGCGGAAGTCCTTGATGGACAGCAGCTTGATCGCGTTGGCCGTGCTGTAGGGCAGTGGCTCGCCCTTGTAGGACAGGCCCTCCCAGCCCAGCAGCACGGTGTGGGCGGTGGCGTCGATCACGAGTTTTTCGATCAGGTCGAGGTTTTCTTTCGACTGGTCTTTCAGATCGACCCCGTTCTTCTTGAGCAGGTGCTTGATGCGAGCGCTGAAGTTGTCGTTGCCCGCACGCGCCACCAGCACCTTGGCATCTTTGCCCAGGTTGACCCAGCGGCCCTCGTTCTCCAGTTTAGCGTCGGTGGCGTACAGCTCGAAAATATCCATGTTGTTGTTCTACTTCTTGGCAGGGTTGGAAAGCGCACGCCGCGGTTGCCGGCGTGCAGGAGAAAGCCGGCGGGCAGGTGCCCCCCGGCAAAACTTTAGGTGGTGGGCACAACGGCGCGCGTGATGCTGATGCCGTAGCCCTTGCTCTGGTCGAAGAACGCCTGGAACGGCAGGCTCACCATCACGTCCGAGTCCTTGCCGCCCAGGTTCAGCGACGGGTTGGTGAACTTGATCTTGGGCATCTCAAACAGGTAGCCGTTGCCAGCCCCATCCGTCACGCCCAGCGCCAGCGTGGTGTTGTCGCCGCGCAGCGCCGCCTCGTACAACTCTTCGTTCTGGAAGTAGGCTTCCAGCGTGCCCGACACGGCAAAGTCGCCGTAGCCCACCCCGGCATTGCCAAACACCCCCAGGGCTTTTTGGCCGCGCAGGTTGTTGGTTATCTCCAGCTTGCAGTTGTGGATGAAGCTGGCGCCACCGTCCAGCAGGTTCTTGCCACCCACCGACAAGATGCCCATGTTGGTGACGGAGTTCATCACGTCGCCGGCGAAGCTTGGTTGACTTGGGCCAAACAGCTCCGCCTCGGATACCTGCCCAATGCCGTGCGACTGACCGAAGAAGCCGAAGGAGCCAGTCAGGATCGCGCCCACGGAAAAGTCCAGGCTCAAGGTGTTGGGCCGCATGCCTCGGTACGTCAGGTACTGCTCCACGTCGGACTGATACCACTCCAGCAGGAACGAGGAGCGTTTGGAGCCGTTGACGACCGTGGACGAGGCGATGCGCGCCTGGAAGATACCGGCGCCCGCGCCGTCCAATGGGGTGGATGGGTCAAGATAGATCACGCTTGAGTATGCACCTCCTTCGCCAACTTTAAACCACTTGTTGGCAAAATACTCGCGCACTGTGTAGGGTGCCGAATCAGATGGGATCACCCGGAACCATTGCCCCGGATTTAGGTTTTCAACCCAAGCAGCACCAACCCCCTCCAACATACGTACCGATCCTGTCTGGTCCGCATGTACCATTGTGGTTTGGCTAACCCCCGGTTGCGAATCAAAACGGGCGCCCACCCAATCCCCCCCCAGCACACCTGCCAGGAACGGGTCGTACTCTTGGGCCGACAGTTCGAAGTTGAAGCCCCCGTCCACCGACAGATCGACGTTGGTCGAACTCGTCACCATCCGTTTGGAGGTGATCTCGTTGGAGACGACGGACTGCACCGCCGCCTTCGTGGTGGGGCCGGTGGTGCGCAGGTTGGTGGCGGCCACGACCCACGGTATGCCGGGTTGGCTCTCCTGAACATAGCGAAGCTGGCCAAAGGCTGTGGAAGCGAACATCTTGTTTTTCTCTCAGGTGGTGTCTTGTTCCGCAGCCCTGGGATCAGCCGGGGTGCGGGCCTCAAACTTTTGTCATCCCATACTGAACGAATTTTGGAAAAATGGCAAGTGGGTCATGCGCCACCCCTGCGCAAAGCCTTGCCTGGCGGGCGTTAGCGCCGCGCTCATCAAGCTGTAGGCACCATATCATCGAGCACGAACGGGATCATGACGCCGGCCTTGTGCCATCCGAAAAACTCCGGCGGCGGTATGGTTGGCTCAGGCGCCTTGAACCACGCCCCCGGCCCAATCTGCTGGGCGCGAAACAGCGCCGACAGGCTGCCCAGGATGCGGTCGGTCACGCGCGTGCCCTCGCCGTCCTTGATGTAGGCCGACAGGGCGAGCACGCCCGTGTAGCGTGTGTCCTTGCGGCCAGGCCCCATCAGGTTGCCGGTATAAAAGCGCAATTGCACGTCCACCCACACCGGCACGCCCTCGGGCTGCGGCGTGTTCTCGTAGGCCACGGGCAGGCTGCCGGCGGCAATGCCCACCTCCGGGTCGGCGTACTGCGCCGCCCACGCCTGGATACGGGTGGAGATGGCGCCGCGGAATTGTTCGACGTTCACGGCACGCCCCCGTACTCCGGCACATAGGCGCGGAACGGGTAGACCTTGCTGTCTTTGTACCGCGCTGCCACGTACTCGATGGATTCGCCGACGACCTCGTAAGGCTTGTTCACCTCACGCAGGTGTTTGATCCAGAACTCCGGGTTCTGGTAGAGGTCCATGTACAACTGGCCCCCCTCCCCCAGCGCGTGGTTGGTGATGTACACCTTGTCCTCTATGCGCAGCTTCTGGAGCTTGGGTTCCTCGCGCTCTCGCGCCACTCTGGCCCAATACTCGCTGCCGCGCTGGTGAGGAGCCTTGCCGGAGGCAAGTCTGCGCGCAAGCTTGGTGGCGTCCAGCCCCGTCAGTCCTGCCGGTTCGGGCGCCCGCGCGCCTATGCCAATCGTCCAACTCGCCACCGCCTTGCCGGTGTACTGCGGTGTGTGGTTCAAAACCCGGCGAAAGATGTCTCTCACGATCTTTCGGTATTTCTCAATGGGCGTGTCGTTCAGGCGTTGGATCATGGCATCGCACCCGGCCAGCGCAATCGCTCTGTTCTTGATGTACCCCTTGGCCATGACTTACCACCAACGGATAGCATGGATTAACGCGGCCAGCGCGAATGTGCCGATCACGGCCAGCGCCCCATAAATCAGGTTCCTGAGCCGTGGCGACTGATCGAGTAGTGCAAGCATTTGAACAACCTCCTTCGATACGCTAAACTTCGTGTACTTCCTCGCGTTGTTGTTCTCAACGTGGTGTGAACAGAACCTCTCGTGCTGTTGACGCAGACGAGGGGTTCGCTTTTTTACAGCCTCCGCGCATGAATGGCCCGCACGCCCGCCAGCGTGGCCAGCCCATTGATCTGCCAGGTGCGCCCTTCGCGCGTCACCGTATCGCTCACGCGCACGTCGGCGCCCTCGGGCACGGCAAAGACCGTGTCGCCTGGGCGAAAGTGCTCATCGAGTTGGTCGGTGTACTTGAACAGTTCCTGCCAGCGCAGTTGCAGCGATGGCAACTCGGCCACGGCCTGCGCCTCGTGCCGGCCCACGGCGGGCACGAACTCGCGCCGCGTGACGGCCAGCGGCAGCACGTTCGCATCGCCGCGCTGCTGGCCGCGCGCCTCGACAAAGCCGGTGGAAAAGTAGGCCGACGACTGCACCAGCAAGGTGACGTTGCCCACCGTGACCAGGCTGTAGTCGGGCACGCTCACGCCGCCGGGCAGAACGGCCAGCATGAGGTTGAATTCGTCGGAGGCGGCGGCCTGGTCGGTGGTGGTGGCGATCCACTGCAAATCGCCCCAGGTGCTCTGCGGTTCCTCGCCGGCCAGGCAGCCGGCCAGGGTCACGATGGATGCCCGCGCCCGCGCCTGGTGGACGATGAATTTGCGCCGGTGCAACTCCTCCCACCCATCGGCCTGGGCAATGCCGACCAGCCACACGCTGTCCAGCGCCCGCACACACTGCCCGGCGGGCACGGCCACGGCGGGATCGACCGACATGATGCGCCGGTACGCCGCATAGGCGTCGCGCCGGCTGCCGTCGTAGTTGTTGAATTGCGCCTTGAAGAGCAACGCGCCCGTGACGGGGTCGGTAACGGGCGTGCGGTCAAAGTAGCGCGAGACATCGCGCAGCTTCAGCATGGTCAGGCTCCTGTGACCGGGTCGGTGGCCAGCGGCACGGCCAACGCATAGGTAAAGCCCAGCGTGGTGGCCGATGGGGCGTCGCCGGTGAGATCGGCCAGCGCGTCCTGGAGCGCCTCCAGCGCATCCAGCGCCTGCTCTTGCAGCATGGCCAGCAGGTCTTTGTAGGGTGTGCCGGAAAACCGCTCGGTGCCCGATTTGTCGTCGGAGATGCGCTTGGGCGCCAGCAGCGGCAGCGATACGCCCACTTTGAGCGCCGCGGTCAGGCCGGAGTACAGGCGCACGGCGTCGTAGAACGCGCTCTCTGCGTCTGTGAGCGTGTCTTGCCCCGCAACCCTTTCGGCCAGGGCGGAAAAAAGAGCGATGGTGTTCTGACTGCCCGAGACCTTGCCCAGCGCGCGGCGCAACCCCAGCTCGAAGACCGGAAGGTTGATCGTCTCGTCGCTGACTTCGATGTCACTCAAGCCCAGCAGGGCGCGCACGTCGTCAGGTGTGGTGAAGGGAGTCAGCATCGCTCGAAGCCCCTGCCAAGAGGAGCGGGTCGGAGGTCAATCGGTGACGATTTCCCACTTGCCTGCGCGAATCTGCGCCTGGGCAAAAGTGTCAATGTCAATCTTGCGCTCCACCGCCGTGATCTCCACGTTGGTGTGCAGGTGGCGCATGGGGCCAACCTTGGAGCGCACGCGCGCCATGCTGGGCCACTGCGTGGGCAGGCTGGCCGGGGGTTTGGGCGCGGCAGGGTTTTGCGGGATGGCCATCGCCTGGGCGGCGATGCTGCCCGGCTGCGGCGGCTGCTCGACGTTGGCGTCAGTGGGCTTGGTGTCTTTCTTGGCCGTGGTCATTTCTTGCCGCCCCCGCCTTTGCCGCCCTTGCCGCCTTTCTTGGCGGGGGCTTTACATGCGCCGGGGCGCTCGTTCAGTTGGGTCATGGTTTCTCCGGGTTGGTCAGGTGCGCGCCCCTTGTCAAGAGGCGCGCTGCTATCGATTAGTTGTAGGTCAACACCTCGAACGCCTCGTCGAACAGGCGGTACACCAGCTCGCCGTTGTCGATGCGCATGGCCGTGGACCGCTTGAGAACGAACTGCTCCACCGCCTGGTAGGCAGCCGTCAGGGACTTGACGCGGTGGATGCCGTAACGCTTGTCGAAGCCGACGATGGTCTTGGCCGGCCATGCCGGGTTGTTGGTGATGTAGATGTCCACCTGGGTGGGCCACTGCGCGTTGAGCACGTTGAACTTGGTGTCCAGCCGCTGGGTGACGCCATTGAGGTTGTCGTTGGACGAAGGTCGCCCCACGCGGTTCTCGATGGCCATCGCCCCTTCCAGGTCGGTGATGATGGTGGAGATCACGCGCTTGGTCGGATTGCGCGAAAGCCACCCCAGCCACGCCTTTTGGGTCAGGCCGCTGGCCGCTGCGTCGTCGATGGCGGCGGCGTTCACCACCTTTCCGGCGATGGACGACAGCGGCTCCATCTTGCTGTCGGCATCGCCGTTGAGCAAGGCCATCACATACCCCTCGGCACGCTCGCGGCGCTCGACGGCAGCCTGACGGGCCACCACCAGGCTGAGCAGGTCCAGCGACCAGGCGCGCTGCGCTTGCTCGGAGATTTCCACGCCGATGGCCCACGACGGGATGGTGCGCGACACGTCCGAGACGGAGATGCCCATCATGACCGGCGGCATGGCCAGTTGCGCGGTGGGCTTGGAGCGCGCCTGCTCGGGGCCGGTGAGGTCCAGCACGGGGCGCTCGAAGCGGTCGCCATTGACCGAGTCGTCAAAGGCCACCATCTTGTCGAAGGCGATGGGGGTGGAGTTGTCGCCCTCCACGCCGGCTTGCAAGCGGTTCTCGATGGCCGACAGGATGGCTGCCGGGAACATGATGCGCGAGGCCGGGGTGCCCTGAATGGTGATGGCGTTGCTGGCCGCCGAGCGGCCCAGCACGTCCTCCAGCTTGGAGGAGTGGATGCCCGTACCCTTGTCGCCCTTGACGAACACGCCGGCCTGCTCCAGCGCCTGCTCGAAGGGGCTGCCGTACTTGTCCGCGTTGGTGGGAAAGTGCGTGGCCAGGTACTGCGGCACGCTCAAGCCCGCGTCGGCGGCCTTGCGGTACGTCTCCAGGTTGAACTCCAGCGGCTTTTTGTCGCCGGCGGCGTCGATGTAGATCAAATCGCTCATGTTGTTTTCCTTTTTGTAGAGCGGTAGACGGCTTAAGCCGCGTTGGTGCCAGTGCCCGCGCCAGCGACGCACTCAATGACCCCTGTGGAGCCGGCCGCGTTGGTGCCGTCCAGCGACACCACGCGCCAGCGGAAGGTGCCCGCGGCGCCCGCCTTCTTGACGGTGGGATACGCGCCGCCCAGGCCCGTGCCGCGCGGCAGCACGGCGCCGGCGACCACGTAGTCGCCCACGTTCAGCACTTCGCCAAAAGTGACTTTGCGGCGCCCGCCCTTGGCGATGGTGCCCAGCTTGAAGCCGTCGTAGGTGCCCGCGGGCGAGTCGTGCACCTCGAAGGTGGCCTCGATCTCGTCGCCGGCGGCGCACAGGCCGTATTGGCTGTCGCCGGTGAGCTTGAGGAACTTGCCCGTGTCGGCCTGCGTCAGCGGATTGGCCGCGTCGTCATGCACGCGCGCCGTCTGGTTGATGCCGTCCAGCAGGTTGGGGGAAAACTTGAATTTGGCCATTTCGATGGCTCTCCTTCTTCTTGGGTTTGCAGTGGGATCAGGTCAAACGGGCGGCTTTCAATCGGGCGGCCCGCATGGGGTCCACCCGCTCCGGTTCAGGCTTTTTGGAAGATAGAACGGCGACGCCACCCGCCTTGAAGTTGGCGTCGAATTTCTCGGAGGCCAGCGCATGCTGGGCCACAAGCTGCGCGTCGCTCAGGCCCGTGCTGGCGCCTGCGCTACCGCCCAGGGCAATGGTCAGGTGATCGAGCGAGGCCCCGGCAATGGCACGCAGGCCCTTGACGCTTTCGGCCTCCTTGCCGGACTGCTCCTGCGCGCGGGTGATGGAGACCTGCGCCTCCAGCAGCTTGGCCTGCACCTGCTCCAGTTGCTCCTTGAGCACACCGTTTTGGGCGCGCAGCGTCACCAACTCCACGGCATCCAGCGCGGCTTGCGCCTGCTTGGTGTCCGCCGTCACGGTGACGGTCGCGTTGGGCGCCGCCGGCGACGCAAGGTTGGCGTCTGCAACAACAACAGTAGGGTTTGTTGCGTCGCCGGCAGCATCCGGTTGGGTGTCCGCGCTCTTGTTTGCGGCATCGTCCGCGGCTTGTTTATCAGCAGCCGCCTTCACGGCGGCCACCCGGGCCGCGGCCAGCAGGGGGTTGATCTTGTGGGTCATCGTGGTACTCGCGTTGTGGTTGTTGTTCTGGGTGGAGTGCGATCCATACTGAAGGAAATTTGGTTTTTTGGCAACCGTGGCTCCCGTGAGCGCCTCGTCGAAGGAGGAAATCGCATCGACCAGGCCCGCCTCCAGCGCCTGCGCGCCCATAAAAACCCGCCCCTCGCCCATGCGGTTTCGGGCCGTCTCCAGCGACACTTTGCGGCACGCGGCCACATGGTCGAGAAACAGCCCATAGGCGTAGTCGCAAGAGTCCTGCAAGACCTTCTTGGCCTTCTCGCTCAACGCCTCGAAAGGGTTGCCCATCGCCTTGAACTCCCCGGCGCGGATCACTTTCACATCCACCCCGTTTTCGGCAAGCGAGCGCACCACCGACCGCTGCACCAGGAGAATGCCAATGCTGCCCACATCGGCCATCGTCGCCGCGGTCATGCGCCGCGCCGCGCACCCCACGTAGTAGGCCGCCGAGCACATCTTGCCGCTGGTGTGCGTGTACACGGGCTTGATGGTTTTGTCGATGGAGGCCACCAGGTCGGCCACCTCGCTCATGGTGCCCACCTGGCCGCCGCCGGAGTTGATGTCCAGCAAGATGCTGCTCACGCTGTCATCGAGCGCCATCTCCAGCAGCGCCTCGCGGATTTCGTCATAGCCGGTCAGCCCCATCATCTCGTTGAACCAGGGGTCTCCCCCCTCCACCATCGCGCCCTGAATGCGGACAACGCCGGTGGCGCCGTAGCGCGCCGACAGGCGCGACTGGGGCTGCTGGCTGTCCTGGCTGTCGCTATGGCCGTCCGCGCGGCGCAGGCTCCACTGCTCGCGCGCGGCGGCCAGCACCTGCGGCGTGAGCGCGGCCAGGCGCCGCTCCAGCTCTTGCAGACTGTCTTCGGTGCCCGCCCACAGGCGGCCAAGGTCGAGGTTGTGATCCATCAGTTTGTTCCTGTCCCGCGCGGCTTGGCGCTCTTGGGCTGCTGCGGCGTGGCCGGCGTGAGGGTTTGATTGAGCGCCGAGGTGTTGCTGTATAGGTTGCCACCTGCCGGCGGCGCCCCCGACGCGCCGGCCTGCGCGCGAAAGAACGTGCCGCTGAGCTTGGGCGCGCCCGCCGGGGGCAGCCGGCCCATCAACTCGATGGCGGCCTCCTCGTCGGTCAAAAAGCCCAGCGAAAGCAGATCGAGAATGCGCGACTGCTTCATGCTGTGAAACGCTTCCAGTTCACTGTCGGGGCGCAGGTCGATGCGGTCGAACTCGAATTCGACATAGCAATCCCACCCCAGCAGCCGCACGGCCAGCGTCAAGGCGCGGCTCAAGATGCTGTTGACCTTGATCTGCACCCCCTGGGCGTATTTGACGAACAGCATCGACTCGGTGGAGGCAATGTTCTGGCTGCCGCTGACGTGCCCGAGCACCGCGCCGGGGGCCTTGGCGCCAGAGGCCACCTTGGCATTGTTGATGTTCTGGAGCGTGTCGTACTCGCGGCTCAGGGACTCGTTGCCGCGCCCCATGTAGCTGAATTTGAGCGTATCAAAGGAGACCAGCGCGTCCTCTGGCGCCAAGCCGCTGACCTGGCTTTGAATGGCCTGAATGAGCTGGTTGCGGTGGGCGTCAAGCTCGTCGGTGTTGTTCAAAACCTCCGGTGGCAGCGTCTTGAGGTACTCCTGCCCGTCGATGGTGGCCGTCAGACGCGGATGCAAGCTGCGCTTGATGATGCGGCGCACGTCGTTGCTGAACTCGGCGTCGGCCAACGTCGCCTGAACCGCCCCTTCCATTGGACTATCCGAATACGCTTGCAGCAAGTCCTGATCGAGCGCCTCGTAGAAGAACGTGGGAAAGTCCAGGTTGATCTCCACGCCGCCCACGGTCTGAATCGGGTACGGCGCCTTGGTGGAGCCGTCATCGACGAAGGTGATCTGGCTGGTGGAGATGGGCCGCAGCCGCTCGGGCATGAGCGATTTGTCGAGCACCAGCTCCATCGCGCACGAGCCTTCGATGCGCAGCTCCTTGACCAGCGCCTCCGCCACCCCGTGCAACGGCGTCACACCGGAAAAGCCATCGGCGTAACCGGCCATGTAATCGATGCGCGTGAGCAGCACTTGCAGCGACTGTGTGGCGCCGGCGTTGGGCGTGCCGTCCTGGTTGCGCGCCAGCGCCTTGTACCCCTTGGTGACGATCAAGCGGGTGTAGGCGTTGACGGAAGCGCCGATGTCGGGCGAGGCACTCACAAGCTGGCGCACCAGCGCCTTGGTGTTGGCCGCCGAGCGCAGACTGAGCACATCGGTGGTGGCCAGGCGCCGGTCAAGGCTGGCGAGCTTTTGCTCGCGCGCCGGCGCCGCCCGCGTCATGAAACTGGGCCAGCTTTGCCCGCCAGGGGACTTCTTGATGCGCGGCTCCACCAACGCCGGCGGCATTCCCTGCCCGCCAGCTGCCGGCGTCACCGGCACGCGCCGAGGCGCCGCCGCGAACTTGCTGCCCAGCCACGACGCCAGGCGCGGCCACGCCCCGGAGGGTGGGCCGGCCTGGCGGGCGGCTAAGTCAATGCCTTTGTTCTCGTTGTTGTACGGCACCGCACCATACTGAACGAAAATTTGAAAAGTGGCAAGGGGGGGTGGTGCTCTGCGCGGGCATCCACACCCCGTAGTACACTGGATGGCACACTAGGAGTCCCAGCTATGCCAGCTACCACCAGCCGCAAGATTCAATCCCGTGTACCGATCGATATACAGGCCGCAGCCGATACGGTCATCAAGGCCGCCGGCCTGACTGTCAGCGACGTGGTGCGCGTGCTGATGACCCGAATCGCCAAAGACAAAGCCATCCCCCCGGCGCTGTTCCAACCCCAAACGGAAATACTGCCCGCCCGAGAAGATGAGGGTGAAGATAGCAAAATGTCCGCCATCCAGGCCCGCCAATACTTCAGGAACCTCTCGCTGGACAATGAAGTTGCCGAACCCGTCAGCATCGAGGAAATGAACCTGGTTATCGGTGAGTGCTACGCACAAGCCGGGTTGCGTGGACTCAAATGATAGTTGTCGCTGATACGAACATACTTGCCAGGATTGTAACTGAAGATGACAAAGAACAAACAAAGGTGGCATTCAACTTGTTTTTGTCCGCCACAAAGTTTGTTATCCCATCCGTTGTATTTTGTGAACTCGCCTGGCTTTTAAGCCGGTCTCCTAAATACAAGAAATCCACTGAATTTATTTCAAATGCGATTCGTGGATTCCTGCGCACAAAAAATGTAATTGCAGAAAACCATGTAGTATTGGCTGGATTGCGCATGCTGGACGACGGAGGGGACTTCGCCGACGGTGTTGTGCAGTACACCGGCAGCCTGTTGGCCGAGGGGCCTTCTACTTTCGCCTCGTTTGACCAAGCCGCCGTGCGCCGCCTGGTCATGCGCGGCATAGCCGCCGTGGTGCCGGTGTAGGCGCCCCTACGCCCCATCCACGAGCCTGAACTTCGTCACGCCAAACATCCCAGGCGTATACCGCGAGCGGCCCAGCCCGCGAATCTGCGCGGCCAGCCACAGATACCCCAGCGCGTGGTGGTAGTGATCCTGCCCCTTGGAGGACTTGACCCACATCGAGGTGAATTCACCGTTGCTGCGCAAGGCCGCCTGGGCGCGCTTCATATCGCGCAGGTGCGCCTTGACCGTCCCCCACTCTTGGGTCTTGCCCAGGCATAGGCGCCCAGCCCGCACCTCCAGAAGGAGTTTGTCAAACAGCGCGTTGCGGTTGATGGCAATCTGGCGAATCATGCCGCGGGCCGCATCCGCCTCCTCGCCCGGCATCTTCACCTCGTAAATGTCCAGCCCCTGCTTGGTGCTGTACATGGCCGGGAAAAACTGCTCGTCCTCCCGGGCCAGCTTCATGGCCAGCGTCACGTTGGGCTGCATATCCCCCACGTTGGCCCGCACGCGATACTGCGCCTTCAGCGCGTTGTACCGCTCCTCAAAGCGCCCCAGCGGGCACTTCTCCCAGTGAACGACGCGCAGCACATCCTTGGCGTCCAAAACGCCCACGGCAAGGTGGCAGGTATTGCCCTGGTCGAACCCAATGAACGCCTGCCCCTGCGGCACCCCGGCAGGCGTGAAGGCCGCCTGCTCTAGTTCCTCCTCGGTAAACCCGTTCTCCGCGTCCTCATCGGGCAACCCCAGGGAAAACTGGCGAAACTTGGTCTTGGTCGCGTACTTGGTCGAGGCGACGATCAGAGAAGGCACCGTGACAATGTTGGGCGCGTCAAAGGGCGATACCTGATAGCCCGCCGCGCGGTGCGTCTCATGGGGGTTCTCCGCCACCCATGCGCGCTGCCCCGGCGCCAGCGAAGGCGCCTTGCCGCAATGCGGGCAAAACAATTTGGCCCCGTGGTAATCGACCGAATGCAAATTCGCCTCGGTAATCTCGTCCAGGTGCTTGTCCCACCCCGGAATACGCACATGGGCGTAAAAACTCGGCAAAAACAAATGCCCGCAATGCTCGCAGCGGCAGAAGTTGAAGTAGCGCCGGCTGGCGGTAAACGCGCGGTCGATGGGATCGCCAGGAAACGTCGGCGTGGACAGCTTCACCGTCCACTGGTAGCTGCTGTGCAGCAAGCGGCTGTGATAATCGCCGGCCACCGTCTGATCCATGAACGAATACTCGTCATAGATAATCATGTCCAGCGTGGTGGAAATAGCCGCGTTGCCAACCGCCGCGCCCTTGAAATACACCACCTTGTCGGGCGAGCCAAACGTCTTGATATCCGTCTTGTCCACATCGGCGCCCGTCATCGCCGCCTGCAACGCCGGGGAACCCGCCACAATCGGGTTAAAGCGCGTCTGGGCATAGTCCGCCGCAAACGTCGCCGACGGAAAAACGTAGCCGATGCGGAATGCGCCGGGCATGATCTGCATGAGCGCGGCGGCCATGCGCTGGCACGCCTCGGAAATCCCCGTCTGCGCGCACTTGCGCACCACCAGATCGGGCGCCTCGTCCGAGAGAATGCGCTCCTGGTACTCGTGATCGACAAAGCTGAACGGCGCGCCATTGAGCGTCGTGTTCTGCTCGATCCAGCGCGCCACATCCGAGCGTTTCATGCGCCCCGTGGCCGCCGCGCGCAAGCGGGCCAAGTGATGCGCGGCCACCGTCAGCAGCGTCATAGCCCGCCCAGCGCCTTCTCGTACTTGTCAAGAAACGCCGCCGCCGCCCCTTCCGGCAACTCCCGCAGGGTCTCGATGAGCAGCCGCTCAATCCGCTTGAAACGCTCGGCGCTGTAGGTACTCTCCTGCACCTTGACCAGGTTGGCCAGCGCCGCGCTCAAGCTGTTGGCCACCTGCGCGCGCTGGTTGGCCGGCGTATCGCCGTCGTTGATGACATCGGCCTGCATCGCTTGCAGCGCCAGCACCTGCAAGACCAACTCCCGCTCCAGATTCATATCCTGAAGCGAGCGCGCAGGCAGCAGCGCCTCGATGCGCGTGCGCAAATCAAGCAAATCGTGCAGCGCCAAGCCCGGCAAGGCCCCGGCAAGCGTGCCCGCGTCCATAGCCGCCCGCTGGCGCTGCGATGGGAGCGGAGCGAGTGAGCGGCTGTGGTCTTCGGCGGGCGGCGTGTCGAGGATGCGCGCCATTACAGCGCCGGCACCGCCCAGGACAAGCGCCGCAAATCCTCTTTGTGGATGACCTTGGCCTTGGCCAGCGCCTGTGCAAACGCCTCGGGGGCCATGCCCACCGCCAACGCCGCGCGGCCCAAATCAGCCACCTTCAAAACCGCCACCACGTCCTGCTGGCGCAGCGGGGGTACAGTGTTGGCGGGGGTTTCTGGCGCCGCAGGGGCGCTGGTGTTGGTGGCGGTCGCTGGAGCCTCTGAGGTGGCCGCCTGAGCCTCTGGCTGCGGCTGCTGCGCCTCGACAGGCGCCTGGTCTTGCACCTGCACCGGCTGCTCGCCCTCGGGCTGGGAAATAGACTGGTTTTTACGGGACACTTTGGTGGCCTCTTGTTCTGGTAGAGGACACCATACTGCCGGAAAACGGCGGAAATGGCAAGGGGGGTCTGGTAGGCGCCGCCGTTCAGAGCCAGCCAAAGCCCTTGGCCATCAAGCCGGAAAGGCCAAGGGCCACTGTATCAGGCCAGCGCCCCCAGCAGCCTTTGCCCAACCCGCAGCGGCGCTTTCAAATCGGCGCGGCCAATCTCGGTCACGATGTCGTTGTAAGCCACCTCGCGCAACGGTTCGATCTCGGCGGTATCTGTCTCCCTGGCCTTGTTGAGCGCAGATTGAAACTCGTCGGCGCTCATGGGACCAGCAGCCGTGCGCAACGCCGCGTATTTGCGGGCGTCAGTTTCATTGGCCACAGCCTTCTCTACCGGTCGCACCGTGAGGGTGACGGCAGCCACCATCATAAGGATGACGGCGCCGGTGACGCTCACCCAATCCGGCACCCGCATGGATAGCGCCGAAACTACGCCGCTGCCGCCCACCACGCCGAGAAAGGCGCACGCCCAAGCAATGCGCCGGTACAGGCGTGCAGTTCGCCGCGTCAGGCGCTCGGCGTAGCGGGCTTCTCCAAGCAGGATGGCTTTGCGTTGGTCGTCCATTTCATTGATTATATTTTTAATGGGGGCGCTGAAGGTGGTGGTGTTGGTGGGGGCAACGCCGACGGCGGCGGCGGCGGCGGCGGCGCAGGCACTGGAACAGGTCTCGGCGGCACGTGCGCCTTTCTGGACGGTATCATGCTCCGCACTGTACAAGAAGTTTCCTTGTCCATGTTGTGGGAAGGTGCGCCGCCGGATTCGCCTGCACTTTTTTTGCAAACCTGCGGGTTTCTCAACAACCTGCAAAGGCTCCAGTCAAATAGGGTTAGTCTGCGTCTAAGCCAAACGCCATTTTCACCATGAGGCCGCTCTTCTCGAACAACTGCGCCTCCTGACTTTTCCACACCTCATCAAGCGCCTTATCTGGGTAAGAGACACGCTCCCACATTTGGTTCTCCATCCAGTCATACCACTGGGTAATGCTTTCCTACTGCGTATTAGCCAGCAAGTTGAAGCTACTCCAGCCTTTCCCCAGGCGTATGGTTAGGTCTCTAAGCGAGAGCATTCTTTCGCGCGCTTCAGAGAGTTCTTTGTGGAAGTCTTTACGCTCATCAGAGCGGATTAGGCTGTAGGTAAGGTCTTGAAGTCCAATTTTTCCGAACCGCATTTCCTCGTTGAGTTCGCTCGTAGCGTTAACAAGTTTCTCCCATCGCTCCGCTAACTTAGCGTAGGTCGCGTCAAGCGCAGTCTGCACAAATTCCGGCGTAAGGATGTCAACAAGTTCTTGCTGTTCCGGGGTCAGAACAACACCGTCGGAATCACACACAGTTTGCCTCCCAGTAGGTGGAGCGCCAACAGACATGGACAAGCCTGCTGGAGATACAGATTTGATAGTCAGGTGCATGGTTTTAAGCAACAAAAAGCCCGCCAGAGTGGCGGGCCGTTGCACTCCCTCAAGAGTTGTTACGACATGTAATCGTACCAGAGAGCGAGTCAGCGCGCACGGTCATCTAGAAAATTTCCGACTCCCTTACTTGCTGGATGTCCGTCTGCGCGAAGTCGTTGCCGACAAACAGCAACGGTTACGATCCGGCCAGCAGAGGTGTCGATCACCATACGCCGTACTCGTTGTACCCCAGAACTTCGTCATCGCTGCGGGTGTCGCGCGGTACACGGGGCGGCAACGCATCAACCCCGCGCGCAAGAGCCGCCAGCCGCTCGCTCAGGGAGTGCAGTTCCACCGTTGTCACATCTGGAGTTGGCTTTAGCTCTACAACATGCCTGCGCACGGCGATCTTGCCAAGACGTTCCGCTTCAAGGGCTTGCAGGCCCTCCATCAATTCCGCAGCCAGGCTACGTTTGTGGTTCATCGACGTTTCCCCAACTGAGATTTCAAGCCGTCGCCACCGCCCTCGGCTTGATGTGCGTGATAGCCGCGCCTGCCGCCTTCCGCCAGATAATCGTCATCGCACTTCGACCTCAATGCGGCGGCGCAAGGCTTCGCATTTTGCGGCGAATTCGGCCTTGACTGCCTCATGCGGAATGCCAGGCCCAGTTTCGTCAAGACCTTCCTGCACCTGCTCTCGAAACCATTGGTCATAAGCTGCTGCCTCATGTGCTTTTTGGAGCGCATCAGAGCGATCCGTGCGAGGCGTCAGCGTCGTACTGCCATGTTCGTAGGAGCTTGCATCAACGTCGCGCGCAAGCGGCCCCAGCCCGCGCAGCGCCGCCTGCGATAGCAGGCTTGAACGCAGCACTTCTGAGACGGTCGTGCCTTCGACCGCGGCAATTTGCTTGGCCAGCCGCTCTACCTGTGGGTCTTCAATCACGAGGGACATGGTTGGTTTCTCCTGCTGTTCGACTATACGCCGTACTGGTCATCTAAAAGATTTCCGCCTCCCCCCCCCCCAAACC